ACCCGTAATAGGATCGGTTGTAGGGTTAATCTCAATCAGCGTATAACCGTACAATTTAGATTCGGCAATACCCTTGATGATCTTGATGAATTGACTCCCTTGTATTTTCTTCGTAGCTTCTACATCACGGACATATTGACCATTGGCGTTTTGCCTTGCCAGCATATACCTTTCCCCAATAATTTGGGATTCCAACGTCTCTAAAACACTCCTTATATGAGCGTCTTGTTGTACGCACGCCTCATACAAGTCGATCAACCTAGATCTGTCATCCAATATTACACCTTTAACAACTTGAGAACGAGTGGATTTATATCTGCAATTCCTTTCGATCATGGTAACGTTAATTTTGGAGGATTTCCGATTCCTCAGAAATTCTCTGATGCTCTTCTTCTATCCGCTCATCTACAACAAAAGGTAGAGGAACAGGAAGCCAAGATCGAAGAGGATAAGCCGAAGGTGGAATATTACTCTGGTATGGTAGAGAATCGAGATTACTTTACTACTACGACTATCGCTACGGAATTGAGAACGACATCTCAAGTATTGAATCAATTCTTATGTAAGAAGGGAGTATTGACAGGGAAATCCGGTAGCTGGAAAGTAACAGATGAGCATCAAACCTTATTGTCACCTTCTCCGTTCAAGTCAATTATTCGATGGAATCATGAGGGACGAACATTGATCCACCAGCTTTGGGAAGAAAGAGTAGAAGAATTAGTAGAAGCTTAATAATAACCACGTCTACCTTTCCTTTTCGGATTGGTGGACACTAAAAACTATCACAAAATGGAAAAATACGAATTAAAAGAAAACAACACTTATTATTACAAGCATCATTTATATGTCGTAATAAATATAGGAAGACAGAAAATGGAAAATGGAGCATGGGAAGATTGCGTTATCTATAAACGTGAGGATGCTCCTACAGATCCATTAGAGCAAAGGATGTTCGTAAGAGCGATAGATGATTTCTTGAAGAATTTTGAAACACTGGAATACATAAGGCCCTGTTTGTATAATGGCAGCCTCATAACGAACGGAATAACGATTAATACAAAATGAAAATAGTAAAAATGCGTGTTGGTAAGGTACTTGATCTCACTACTAACGAATTATTATATAATGTAGAATTTAAATTTGAGAACCAGCACAGATTCATGGGGTATTCAATTGAAAATTGGAAGGATATATGGGACGCAAGATTAGCTATCCAGATGCACGATAGAGGAACAACCACATTTCATCCAGTGGGAACCGATAAGAATGGTAAAGTTTTTATGTCCAATAGTCAAAAATCACAAAAGTAATCATGAACAAACAAATTCAAAATGTAGTAACAGAAATGATTGATGGTATTAATTACCAACAAATGATAGGTGGAGAAATTTTTCTAAACTTGAAAGATGTAGCAATTGGGCTTGGTTTTGAAAGAGAGAGGGAACGGAATGGAAACATAACCAAAACAATTCGATGGGACAATATTAAGAAATATTTGTCGGAAATAGATGATAGATATTTGACCCAAGAAGTTGGGTTAGATTTATTTATCTTAGAATCAGATTTTTATGAATTAGCTATGGTGGCAAAATCAGAAACAGCAAAAGCGTTCAGAAAGAAGATTGCTAAGGAAATCCTTCCTGCTATCCGGAAACATGGAGCATATATTTCTGAAAACGCAACTCCGGAGCAATTGGATCATTTGATGGAAAATCAAATTGTGGAGTTTTATACTGGAGGAGGAGAAAGATCCGCTCAACGCATCCGCCAGCTGATCTTTGATAAGAAATTCGACAATTTGGATCTTATCAAATCTTTCAACTATATCTATGATAGATTGTCATCTAGTTATAGAGGAGCGTTTATCAAAAGTTTTAAATATGCTTTGGACGAGGCATACGATCGTGTTCTCACTGGAGATGATAAGAAGATGAAGAAGATCGCTATGGAAAACTTGCGAACCAAAGGAGAGCTTCTTTACCG